AACGAAGAGAAGTTTGTAGAACGGTGGTATGAATGTGCCAAAGAAGCTGATTATTTACTTATTGCTGACACTGGTTCTAGCGACCGCACTATCGAGCTTGCTAAGTCTCTTGGTATTAATGTAGTTGAAATTTCAATTAAACCATGGAGGTTTGATGATGCTCGTAATGCTAGCCTCGCTGTTATCCCTGGGGATATTGATTACTGTATTGCTCTGGATCTCGACGAAGTATTAGTCCCCGGTTGGCGCCAACATTTAGAGGTTGCCTACAAAAACAAATGGACTAGGCCTCGGTATTTATTTACCACCAGTTGGAACCCAGACGGATCCCCCGGCCTTCAATTTAGCGGTATCCGTATCCACGCTCGTCAAGGGTATCGTTGGGTTTACCCGATCCATGAGGTCCCTCAACCTTATGGGGAACCTCCTACTGAAGGGTGGATTGAGCTACAAGCTGAGCACCACCCAGATGAAACAAAGTCTCGTGGGCAATACCTACCGCTCCTTGAAACCGCTGCTCGTGAAAACCCGCTTGATGATCGATGCGCTTTTTATTATGGACGCGAGCTTTACTTCCACAGCAAGTACCCAGAAGCAGCCACAGAGTTTAAACGTTATCTATCTTTAGAAAGCGCCAAGTGGCTACCCCAAAAAGCAGCGGCCCACAGGTACCTCGCTCTTGTTGACCCGGATAACGCGGAAAGCTGGAATCTAAGTGCGATCACTCAAGACCCAACCCGCCGTGAAAACTATATACAAACCGCGGAGTATTACTACAACAACCAACGATGGGAAGAGTGCCTTAAGTACGCCGAGCTTGCATTAGCTATTACAGAGAAACCTTTAGATTATTTTTGTGAGCCTTGGGCTTGGGATTTCCGCGGGTATGACTACGCCGCTATTGCCGCTTTCTGGCTAGGTAAAACCGAGCTCGCCCTTGAGTATGGGGAAAAAGCCCTAGAGGTAACCCCGACAGATGAGCGTTTACAGCGTAACCTTGAGTTCTATAAAGAAAAGGATGGGACAAATGGATCAGACTCTATTTGATGCAGCTCTTGCAACTCTTACAACTGAGCTAGCTAATGCAACCGATGAGCGCATGAAAGAGCGCCTTGTCAACGGTATTGCTCAGCTTAAAGAAAACTACCCTGAGTTCGTAGCAGCAGAATAATTTTAAATGCGGTCTTACTCTCCCGGTGGCCGGTTTGACTCAGACTTTGAGACAGATGACATCCTTGTAGGAGTCGATACTGATCTTAAGAACCCTGTAGGAACTAAGGCTCTTTGGTACGTCTATGACGCAGCCACTTCTGTAATTGACCCTATCTATGATGTCGGTCAAGACATCAGTGGGTCTTTGGGCGGTAAGCGCTGGAAAGGCCCTTACGAGCTACCGGTAGTACGTGCTGTTATTCAACAAGGGCAAGTAAGAACTTCCCAAGGTGGTTACTACAACTCAGATACTCTCCACTTAACTCTTAATATTGAAGACGTTGAAAATATTGCCCCGGGCGTTATAGCCAATCCTGATTTCCAAAATAAGGGTAGAATTATCTGGAAGAACCAGGTTTACCGCCCATTCGGTGTTCAGGAGCGGGGAATCGTTTCTGAAAGATTTACTTTGTTGGTAGTGGACTGCCAGCAAGTTATGCCAGAAGAGATGGTCAATGATCCTCAATTCCAGGCTTACGCTAACTAAGGAGACCCAATGGCAATAGTTCATGTTAATAAAACAGTAGCCGCTACAGCTACTTTACTTACAACTTTAAACACTGGCACCGAGTACACCGCAGTGTCCATTCAAAATAATGACTCAGCTTCTATCTTTGTTGGTGATGCCACAGTGAGCACTACGGGAGCTAATAAGGGCCACGTAGTAGCGGCAGGAGCCACCTACCAATTATGGCTTCGCGCTTCTGATGCTCTTTATGCTATTTCATCTGCTGGCACATCTGCAAACGCGGTTTCGGTTCTTTACTCACAGGTATAAAGTGCCATTTAAGTCTGAAGCCCAAAAGGGCTGGATGTACGCCAACCATCCCCAGATGGCTAAGCAATGGGAAGAACATACCCCAAAAGGTAAACTTCCTAAAAAGGTTAAAAAGAAAGCAAAGGGAAAATAATGGCGACAAAAAAGAAAGCTTTCTGGGATAAGAAGGACCCGACCCCAGAGACTAGTAGTAAACTAAGCAAGAAGCAGAAAGCATCTGCAAAAGCAAAGGCTAAGGCAGCTGGCCGCCCTTACCCTAACCTTGTCGACAACGCTGCGGCCGCCAGAAAGAAGAAATAATATGTGCAAATCATGTGGATGCGGTTGTTCAAAGCCAGGATGTAAAGGCGCTTGCAAGAAGACTGCAAAAAAGATGTCACCAAAGCAAAAGAAGCTTGATGTAGATAAAGACGGAAAGTTAGAGAAGTCTGACTTTGCTGCCCTTCGTGCAAAGAAGAAGAAGTAATGTGCGCGACTTGCGGGTGTGGAGCACCGAAGAACAAGCACGGAATGAAGACAGTAGAAGCAGCGAACAAGAAGTTTGCTGCAAAGAAGACTGCTCCTGCAAAGGGTAAGAAGTCTTCAATGGTCAGAAAGAAAGGCATGTAATGGCAGCAGGATTTAACTTTGGAAAATACACAGAAGCCAAAGACAAGAAGAAAGACGCCAAGATGACCAAGGGTATGACCCCTGCTCAAAAGGCTAAGTTTGAAAAGGCCGACAAAGCTCACGCAGCTAAAAAGAAGCCTAAGACCATGGCAGAAGATAAGAAGATTGATGCCAAGATCATTAAGAAGATTAAGAAGAAGTAAATGAAAAAAAATGCCGGACTAAAAGCCTCTCTCGGTAAGGCTGTAAAAATTGCCGCTACCAAGCCAGTTAAGAACATAAGTTCTACTCAGGTTATGGGTGGCCCAAAGGTTAAAAAGATTGTGACTAAGACTGTCCACTTTGACAGCCCAACACAAACTACGGCAAGTAAGCCAAAAAAGAAGTAAGCGATTAGCCCCCGAAAGGGGGCTTCTTGCTTTATCCTTTAATTGATCCTGTGCGGGATCAAAGCTCTACCCCTGCGTACTACGTTGCCTACTCCGATTGGAGATTGCCATGCCCTACGATAAAAAAGTAGATGGTCCTGACACTGTTGAGTTTGTGAAAGCTGCAACTCAAGGAATGATGTCGGCAAAGGACAGTAAGAAGCTTTGGTATGGCTTAGCGGGTGCGTATACAGCAGGAAGAGTGCTTCGACGTGTCATTAACAAGTAGCGAAGCCGAATCCCTTTCTCAAGAAGCAGTCGACGAGATGCTTCCAATACTTAAAGAAAACCTACGTGAATTTGCCTTGTCTTCAGGTTGGCCAATAGATCTAGTTGATGCTTTAGACATTAGCTACGACGGCGGCATTCTTTATATTAGCTGCTCAGACGATGAAGCCGCAGCAGCAATTGAAGATCTAGAGTACGGCTTTACTAGCGGTAGCCCAAGCTCGGTACTTCGTGGTTTTGCCGAACGATCAGATAAATATATTTCAGACGTTGTAGCTGAAAAAGCTATTATGTATGTTTTTGAAGAGAAGGTAGGGCTCTAATGGGTAACCCATTTATTGTTGCTGAAGACCTTGCTATTAAAACTTTGTTAGGCGGCATGACCGTAGCTGATGAAAAAAGCGCAGCTCGCCAGGTAAAAGTATGGTTTGGTTATCCAGATGTTGAGGTTAGAACTCAAGACTTTCCATTTGTAACTATTGACCTTATTGATATTGTGCCAGCAAACGATCGCCAAACCTCTGGAAAATTTTCCGATAACGATAACCGCGGAACTCAAGCTCCGGTAGGTAACTTTGTTTTTACCTACGACGTACCTGTTGCTTATGATTTGATTTACCAGATTACATCTCATGCCCGCCACCCGCGGCATGACCGAGCAATCATGCTCCAGCTAATGAGAAAATTTCCATCAAAGTTCGGGTACTTAGCGGTGCCTAATGAGCTAGGGACTGAAGAGTCTCGACGCCATATGTTCCTTGATGGATTTGTAAAACGGGATACCGCAGATAGCGAAACTGGAAACAGACGCCTTCTACGTAATGTGTTAACTGTTCGTGTAGTAAGTGAAATGACTGCTGAGCAGTCCACTTCTATACGTACTGCAAGCACAGTCTCTGTCAACACTACAAACTCGAACATCCCTTCTGGATACAATCCGTTATAAAATATGTTACCTATGTATATAACTAAGGAGATAATTAATGCCATTTAGTCGCCCTGGGGTGTACGTCCAAGAGACGCTTAATCCCGTTCAGACAATTGCCGCTCCAACATCAGCAACAATTGCTGCGTTCTATGGTGCCAACGATAAGGGCCCATTGACACCAGTTCTTGTTAACTCTTGGAGCGAATACACAAAGTACTTCGGTACTTGGAACACCGCAGCTGGAAATGAACTACCTCTAGCTGTTTATATGTTTTTCCAAAATGGTGGAAACCGTGCGTACGTTGCTCGTGCTGTAGGTGCTGGTTCAGTATCAGCATTTAGAACACTTAACGATCGTGCTGGTACACCAGCACCAACTCTTCGTATTCAGGCTCTTAATGCCGGTACTTGGGGTAATGACCTAAACGTTACAGTTACAGACTCTTCAACATCTGGTTTGTTTAATCTAACCCTATACAAGGGTGGAAACACAGATGCTGATATTGTTGAAACTTTCACTGATCTATCAATGACTTCAACAAATTCACGTTATGCGTTGTCTGTAATTAATAGCACATCTAACTATGTGTTTGCTTTAGATCAAGGATCAGCAGCTACCGGAGCAGTTCGTAACCCAGCTACCGGAACTAACCTTTCACTTGCAACAGGTGCTAATGGTGGAGCTATTACAAATATCACTACCTACACACCATTTGACATCATTAACCAGTCATTAACACTTAACGTAGCTGGTCGTGTAGATGCAACTACTGTTAACGCAGCAATCTCATATGCAGAAGCTCGCGGAGACATTTTTGTTGTTATTGATGGTTCAGACCTTGCTGTAGGAAATGCAGCTACATCTAGCACACAGCTAAACCTAGCTTCAACTTATACACCAAGCGCAGCAGCAGCTGTTTACTACCCACGCATCACTATCGCTGACCCAACAGTTGGTGTAAATGGTTCTTCTACCGCTACACGTACAGTTGGAGCAGGCGGAGCTGTTTCTGGTTTGTTTACATCAACTGATGCTGCTCGTGGAGTATTTAAGGCTCCAGCAGGACTTCAAGCACGTATTGCTGGAGCGGTTGGTATCAGCCCTCTAACAAATACTGAGCTTGATCTAATGAACTCAACAGCTGCTCCTGTGAATGCAATTAAGTTCATTCCGGGAACAGGCATCTGTGTTATGGGAGCTCGTACTCTTAAAGCAGGAAATCTTGACAAGTACGTCCCAACCCGTCGCACACTTATCTACTTGAAGAAGGCTCTTACAGACCTTACTCAATTCGCTGTCTTTGAGCCAAACAACGCAGAAACATGGCGCCGTTTGAACTCAACAATTAGCAGCTTCCTAACAAATTTCTGGTCACAGGGCGGATTAGCTGGGGCAACACCTCAGCAAGCATTCTTCGTCCAAGCTGACTCAGAAAACAATCCGCAGGTATCAATTGATAATGGTGAACTTAACATTTCAATTGGTGTCGCGTTACAACGCCCAGCGGAATTCATTGTCATCAAAATCGGTCAGTTTGACGGTGGAACCACCGTTACTGTGGCGTAAAGGAGAAAATAAATAATGACAAGCAGTATTATTAATCGCTTCTCAACATTAGCGACTGATCCATTACGTAGCTTTCGGTTTTATGCTGAATTCAACAAAGTGGGCTCAGATGATACGTTTACAAGCAAAATCCAAACTTCTGCTTCTGCTACAACAGCAAGCGGAGCTTCTACCGGTTGGGTAGGCGGATTTAGCTCTATCAGTGGTCTAAACATCACTACACAGTCAATCCAGTACCGTGAAGGTGGATATAACACCACTGTTCACCAGGTACCTGGTATGACAACATTTAGCCCAATCACATTCCAACGTGGTGTGCTTTACGGCAATGACCAAGCTCAGGCTTGGATGCGTGGACTATTTGCTTCTGTTGCTGGAGATGGACTTTCAGTAGCTGGCAAGAGCTTCCGCGTTAACATCAAGATCTACGTAATGGATCATCCAAATGCTGGCGCTACAAATGCTAATACTCCACGTATGGGCTTTGATATCCGCAATGCTTGGATTACCCAGCTTAACTACACAGATCTAAATGCAAATGACGGAGCAATTCTTTACGAATCAATGGCTCTAGTTCACGAAGGTCTATCAGTGTTCTTTACTGATGACAATTTCACACCAGTCGGTCGTACTACACTAGCGTAACCCAAACAAAGGAACATAAAAAGTGGCTGAAATTATTACAGATGCAGAACTCGTATCACAGTACGCTAAACAGGCTATGGAGGAGCCCGAGAAGATTGTTGAAACTCGGGCCCCTTCTGCCTCAGAAGTAGATTTGCCTGGCGGGTACATTACCTTTGACGGCAAGTTAATTACCACAGCTGAGGTTAGAGAACTAACCGGAGCTGATGAAGAAGCTATTGCAAAAGCTGGATCTACAGCTAAATCACTTCACGTTCTTTTAGAGCGTGGGTTGGTAAAGCTGGGAGACAAAGAAGCTACTAAGGACGATATTGACCTACTGCTATCAGGCGATAGAGACGCAATCCTTTTAGGAATTCGTCGAGTCACTTTTGGCGAGGCTTTAGACCTCAAGCTTCGTTGCCCAAGTTGCAATGTTGAACAGCAATCCGATGTGCACCTCCTACACGATGTCCCTTTCATCAAGTTAAAGGACAGAGTTAATGATCGTAACTGGGTTGTAAAAACAAAGCTTGGACCAGTTGAACTAAGCCTTCCAACAGGGATTGTTCAACGAAAGCTTATGGAAAACACTCAAATGAGTGTTCCAGAAGTAAACACAATTTTATTAGCTGGCTGTATTACATCTATTAACGGTGAAATGTCTATAGGTAACTCAGGGCCACTAGCCCTTGGTATGGCAGACAGAGCAAAGATTATTGATTCAATTCTTGAGCGCAACCCGGGCCCACGCCTTGGGGAGGTGAGCAAGGTCTGCAAGGCATGTGAGGAAAAGATTGATATCCCACTTAGCCTTGTTGATTTGTTTCGTTTATAGCCAAGTGACATACGATCTACTTTTAGATCATTATGAAATCTTGACAAGGACATTTACAGGTTGGACTCTAACGGAGATTAAAAATCTATCGGTTAGAGAAAGACAAAATTGGTT